GTTCCAGCCTCCGCTGTTCCCGTTCCCACTGTTCCAATGTCCGCTGTTGTTATTACCAACATTCGTAAGCCACAACTTTGTGTTTTCGCTCATGATTTAGTCTCCTTTACTATAATTTCGAACCAGCTTTCTTTTGGTGTCGGCAGCTTTGACTGCGGTGCTTCATGCTTGCGTGTGTTCCACTTGCGCTGCAGTCTCCACACGCTTTTACCCTCCATCTGCGCGGTGCATTTTGTGCAATGGATTCGCCATGAGAAAGTCCAGTCGCACCATGCAGCTTCTGCTCCGCAAAACGGACACGGCTTCAGCGGCCAAGACTTACTGTTGATTGCCATCGTTACCCTCTCTTTCTGATCTCAGCTCCTTGTCATGCTCTGACACAATCAGCCTTATCACCTGCGGCTTTATCTTGCGGAGCTGTGTCACGCTTTCTGCGTTGTCCACAAACACAGGCATCTCTCTGCGGTAGAACCGGGCAAGCTCGCCGATGATCTCCAGGCCTGCGTTTATCTTGGCTGCATTGTTCGCGCTCTTGTATGCGATCCAGTTCCCCTTGCCGTCAGGGATCATGACTTCGCATTCCTCCTTGAACCCACCGTTTACCTGTGCGGTAAATAATCTAAATGTTACACTCTCGAATCTTGCGTTGATTTTGTCAGATAACATATCAGCTTTTGCTTTTGAAAACTGCTCGGCCAGGTAGATTGCGTGATGAGATTTCTCGTATTCGATGCCGAGCTGCTTCTGTTTTGCTTGCAGTTCCGTCACGCGTTCTTGCGCTTCTGCACAGGCTGCTGCCAAGATGCTCTCCTTTTGAAGCGTGCTTATCTTTGTGCTTGCTTCGGAGATCATTCTGTCAAGTACGTGCGTGTCTGTGTCGACATTTGCTTCATGCTGCAGCTCCTGCAGTCGCTCGTTCAGCTTCTTGTAACTTTCTGTTTCCTCTGCCTTCGGCAGCTCCGGCGGTGTCGCTCTCGGTTTAGCAAGTGTATCCAGCAATGTCTTTTCTGCGGCTTCATACTCGGTCGTGAGGGTTTTGATTTCTTGCTCCGATGTCTTGATCCGTCTTTCGATCTCTTTTATCGACTCTCGGCTTGCTTTTTCTTTGACTTCGGCCTGGATTCTCTCAAGCTGCTCCGATTTGCGTTTGTCAAACTCGGTCTTGGACTTTTCGATGTCCTCCGGAGGGATCGGCTGCTTGCAGGTAGGACAGATCTCATCCCCGGCCCATTCACAGGCCTTGATTGTGTTGTAGTCCTCCATCAGATTGTCTCTTGTGCGTTTGAGTGTCTGCAAGCCGATGAGCAGTTTGTCCTGCGCCATGTGTGCTTTGCGCGCAAGGCTTTCTCTGCTTTCGACTGCTCTCTTGGCTTGGGAAATCTCTAAGTCCACGGCCTTGTTCTGTTCAGCGACATGAAGGCTTGCTTTCGCAAAATCGTCAGAAATGCTGTGCTTGATGTCAAGCATTGCGCTTTTCAGCTTTTCGATCTGCGCTTGCTTTTCCATGGCTGCATCGATTTTGAAGTCTGCCCTTTTCTCAAAGAGTTCATCGAGTAAGTATTCCTGTTCTTTCAGATCCCGCTCTACTTCCGCAAGCGGTCTTGTGCTGATCGCTCTCTGCAATGCCTTGGTGGCTTCATCGATCCTGCTCGGCAGCACATTGAGTTCTTTGTTAATCTGTGCAGCCTTGGCCGCTTCGATCGTGCGCACTTCGTCCGGAGATCTCATCTCAAGGCTGCCCTCTTTTTCCGCATACTGCAGCAGCTCTTTCAGCTCCGGGTGTGTCTTGTAGATCTCATCATCGCCCACATCGCCGACCATGTCCACCAGGAGCTTGCGCCTGTCTTGCCAGTCCATTACGCGTGCGAAGTAGTCCGGCATGGTCAGCTGCTTGGCCGCTTCCTCTTTCCCGGTGAAGGTGGCCACTTTGAGCTTGTAGTCTCTTTCGATCGTCGGCACTCCGTCCACGAAATAATCTGTCCTGTGGCCTGTGAATTCTGCGGTTGCGGAGCTGCGTTTCCGGGTGTAAACCTCTTTGTACTCTTTGCGCAAAATCACGGTGCCGTGGATGTCGTCTTGCAGGGTGCCTTCTACTGCGTGCGTGAGATTGCTTTCAAACTCCGCGCCTTTGGCGGTTTTCGGTGAGTAGTTCTTTTCGTCTGTGCTTGGCCGATCAAACAGCAGCCAAGTGAATGCGTTGTAGATCGTGGTCTTTCCGGTCTGATTATCGCCATACACGGCCATGTTTTGGCCGTCAGGCTCCAGGGTGTAGCTTCTGATCCCCTGGAAGTTTTCCAGTTGTAGTTTCTTAAGCTTCATGTTCTGCTCCCCTTTCCTGCTCCATCTGCAGTTGCTCTAAAAATCCCAGTTTCTTTT